GACTTCATAGAACATATCAATTGTGATCATTCCACTCTTCAAAATCGACTTAAAAAAGAAGGACATGATTGGAAATCATTTAAACAAAATGTTGAATCTACGCTTAATCATAAAATTGTATCAATAGAACAAATCGGTGAAATTGATGTTTATGATGTAACTGTCGAAAAATATGAAAACTTTGCCACAGACAGTTGTTTTGTCTCAAACACGATGGATATGGATCCAATTTTGGCTTCAGCATTGGACATTTATTCAGATGAATGTACGACTAGAAATGAGATGGGGAATATAATCACCGTTCGTTCCAACAATGATGAAATTAAAAACATATTAAATAATTTATTTTATGACATCCTTAATATTGAATTTAATTTATGGAGTTGGACTCGTAGTATGGTCAAGTATGGTGATTTTTATCTCAAGTTACATATTAGTCCAGAATATGGTGTATATATGGTTGAGCCACTCAGCTCTTACTATGTTACTCGTATTGAGAATGCACATTTAACAAACAAGAATTTCGTTCGTTTTCAAGTCAATTTACCATATGGTAATAAAATTGAAGAATGTGAAAATTATCAAATAGCTCATTTTAGGTTATTAAGTGACAGTAACTTTTTACCATATGGTAAGAGTATGTTGGAAGGCGCTCGTCGTGTATGGAAACAATTGAGTTTGATGGAAGACGCAATGTTAATTCATCGTATTATGCGTGCTCCAGAAAAAAGAATTTTTAAAATTGATATCGGTAATATTCCTCCAAACGAAGTTGATAATCATATGGAAAGAATTATTGCTCAAATGAAAAAAGTTCCTTATTTAGATCAAAATACAGGCGACTATAATTTAAGATTTAATCTACAAAACATGGTTGAAGACTTTTTCCTACCTGTTCGTGGCGGAGATAGTGGTACAAGTATTGAAAATTTAAGTGGACTTGAATGGACTGGTACCGATGATATTGAATATCTTCGTAATAAAATGATGGCAGCACTTAAGATTCCAAAAGCATTTTTGGGTTATGATGAAAGTTTAAGTGGTAAAGCTACATTAGCGGCCGAAGATATACGATTTGCTAGAACGATTCAAAGAGTACAAAGAATTATTGTAAGTGAATTGAATAAAATCGCTGTAATTCATTTGTATAGTCAGGGATATAGAAATGAGTCGCTTGTAGATTTTAGCTTAGAACTTACTAATCCATCTACAATATTTGAAAAAGAAAAGATTGATGTTTGGAAGAGTAAAGTTGAAGTCAGTAAGGATATGGCAGAACAAAAATTGTTTAGTAAGAAGTGGGTATATGAAAATGTATTTGGTATGAACGACCGAGACATGATTGAATTACAAAAACAACTTGTAGATGATGCTAAAGGAAGTTATAGATTTAAACAAATTGAAGACGAAGGTAACGATCCAGCGTTGTCTTTCTTAAAATCCAAGGAAAAAAAAGGTGAAGGTAGTAGTGGCGGAGAAAGCGGCAGTAATGAATCCACAACAAGTGGAGGTGAATCCACAACAAGTGGAGGTGAATCCACAACAAGTGGAGGTGAATCCACAACAAGTGGAGGTGAATCCGGTAGTGGTGGAGAACCTCCTAAACTAACAGAAAGAGATCAAACGGGTCGTAAAAAGGCTAGTGATTATCCGTTTGGAGAGGATTCACTTGGTACATTAGAAAACAATAAAAAGTCAGATCTATCAGTAACCCATAAATATAAAAATAAATCTCCATTGTCATTGGAAGCATTAAGTGGATTAAACGATTTATTAAATACAGTTGATGAAGAAAAACAAATTTTACGAGAAGAAGAAGAAAAATCCTTTATGGATGAGACAAATATAAAAGAAAGATATAAATAGTATATATTTACTTAATTTTCTTATATTTATAAATAATAATATTAAATATGCATAAAAAAGCAAAACATTCTAAATTTAAGAATGCTGGAATATTGTTTGAATTGTTGACTCGTCAAATTACAGCAGACATTTTAGCGGGTCGTGACGAGTCGTTTACCAAGAACTTAATGTTTAAATATTTCCACGAAAGTAAAGAGTTGGGCAAAGAAGTTCAACTCTATAATTTTATCGTCCAACAAAGCAGCAAAGATACTGTTTCCGCTGACCGCATTCTAAATGTTGTTTTGCAAACTCGTTCCAAGTTAAACGAAAAAGAATTAGACAAACAAAAATATAATCTAATTAAAGAAATTAAAGAAAAGTATAATATTGATGAGTTCTTAAAAAATAAGATTCCAAATTATAAATTATACGCTTCAGTTTATAAATTATTTGAAGATAGTACAAAGAATGAAATTAAGTTTGATGTAAAAGAATTGATTGAAAGTAGAGAGTATATTGTTGAAAATTTAATTCGTGAAAAGAGAAATGGTGACGATTCATTGGATATATATGGTAATCAACCTGCTGAAGTTCGTTTAATCGCTTACAAATTCTTGATTGAGAACTTTAATAAGAAGTATAGTAATTTGTTACCAGACCAAAAAAAATTGTTAAAGGAATATATTACTAATATAAGTAATTCTGGTAAATTTACACAATTTGTTAATGATGAATATAAAAGAGTTTCTACTATTTTGAAAGAAAATATTCAAAGTATTAATTCAGAAGTTGTAAAAATTAAAATGAACGAAGTTATTAGTCAATTTTCTTCCAAAACTCTTAGTGGCGTCGTAAAAGAAAATCAATTAACATCTTTACTCAACGCATATGAATTAGTTGAAGAACTCAAAAAAATCATTAATGAAAGCAAGTCTTAAACAAAAAGTTAAGAAAGCACTTGAAGCTTTTAAACTACGCCAAGAAGCCAGTACAACGGGTACTATGGGTGTTGCTACAGGCGGAGCACATATAGGCGGTGATATTGGTACTACTCCGTTTGCTTTTAGTAGAAAAGGTGCTAGACCAAGTGTTATACATCAAGCCGGATTTACACCCGCTAAAAAAGTTAAAAAAAGTTCGAATTACAAGCTGGAAAATCAAATGTATAGTGAACCAGCTTATTCTACACCTGCTCAAAATATTGAACCTGTACCAACTTATGTTGATAAAAACGGTCTGGTACAACATAATGATCCTGAAATAGATCCTAATTTGGTTGGTTTTAAACAAGGTCAATTACCTGTAACAGAAGGTTTTAATGGTTTAAAATATGAACAACAAGATCCGCCGGCTCCACAGGCAATTCCCCAACAACCAGTACAACCAAAAGCTGAACCTCAGGTTAGTGTAATATCGTATGATATTCAACCAGATTTTACAGCGTTTGATCAAAAGTTAAAAAATAGTACCGAATCACTTAAGGTTAATTTACAAAAGACTGTGCAAGATAAAATTCTTAGTAAAAAGATTGTTGTAAGAGCTAGTAAAGGATTTAAACAACCTGAAGCTGATTACACGATTAACGTTACCGGTGTAAGTATTGATTATTATTATGACCGTTATGTTATTATAATAATCGGTCGTGAAGAAAATAAACAAAAAATCGCTAAATTCTTTGTTAAGCCTGGTTTTAAAATTAAAATATTAGGTAATGCTGATAAATTGAAGCCTAAAGATCAATATCAAGTTGCTAAATCTAAAGCTCTTGTACAAGATCAACCTTCGGCAACACCCGCAAATACCGTAACAAGTGATCAAGAACCTATTTCACCTGCGCAACCACAACAACCCATAGCTGGTACTCAACCAGGTACTCAACCTGCTGCTCAACCAACCGCTTAATTATATGAAACAAGTATTAATTGATGTATTACCGTTTGAATTCAAAAAGTCATCGTTGAATGAATCGTACGCTGATGGTAAAATGGTAGTTACCGGTGTACTTCAAAGAGCGGATGCAAAAAATCAAAATGGTAGAGTTTATCCAGTTGGTATTTTAAAAAGAGAAGCTGAAAAATACATGGATAACTTTGTTAAACAACGTCGCGCTATGGGTGAACTTGATCATCCAGAATCGTCAGTCGTTAACTTAAAAAATGTGAGTCATAATATTATTGATATGGGATGGGATAACAAAGATTTAGTAGGTACAGTTGAAATTCTTCCTACACCAAGTGGTAATATTCTTAAGGATCTTCTCAAAGCTGGCATATTATTAGGTATTAGTAGTCGTGGTCTAGGATCCGTCAAAAAAGATATGAGAGAAAATGCAGACGTGGTACAAGACGATTTTGATTTAATTGCATTTGACTTTGTAAGTAATCCAAGTACACAAGGAGCTTTTATGTATCCACAAGGAAAGATAAATGAAAGCGTTGAAACTAGAATTATTAATCCATTTAGTAATGTGGAACGAATAATTCATAACATTCTATCAGATTTATAATATTTATAATAGTATGAAATTAAAACATTTACTAGAAAATTCTACCGAACACGCGTATACTCCTCTTACTATTTACGAAAAGAAAAAGATGTATGAAACCATCAAATCATACAACGAATATCGTAAAAGTTTAAAGGCTGATAGTGTTTATGAAACCGCCAATAAAATCATGGAAGCTGTAAATTTAGCAGAACGTTATGCTTTAAAAGAATCTAACGATTGGATGCAAGCCAAGATGGTAGAACGTGATATGAA